ATGAGCTACCCACTTGAGCACCGGAAGCACATCATCACGATGGCCGTAGCCTAGGCTTAAAAGAGTCTAAGGGGTCTCTCTCAAGAGTTCCTCTGGAGGATAGAACCCAAGAATTTGGGCCCTGTCTTCCAGGGCTGCGGTAAGGCCAGCAGTGGCCCTTACTATTAGGTGGTGAGATCTTTCCACAAAGATCTTATCACTTCATGGTAAGGCCATTGTCCTCATCAGAAGGGGTCAATCCCCCCCTGATGAAGATATGGCTAGGCCTTTTGCTGACATATCCTGTAAGACTTCAGATAGCTGACTATAAACGTTAGCTACCGGATGTCACAGGGTATGAACCGGTGCCTTCGGATTAGTATCACGGAGCAACTCTTCAAGATCGATGGGGTTAAGGAATTGGTCTAATGCCTTGTGTAAGGTATAGCCCTTTTCCTTTTGTACCCGCCGATCCGAGGGGTTGGATTCTGCAAACTTGTCTACTATGATGTTTTCTAGCACATTACGTGCGACGAAATCACTTAGTATAAAGTGGTGGCCGAGGATCCTGAAAGCCTCCGCAAGGAGTTTTCCAGCATTCTCGGAACCCTTAATTATTTGCATAATTAAGAGCAGAATCTGAGATTTATCTTCCATGACCTTAACATAACGTTGAGGCCGTGAAAGAATCTCACCCATGTACTGTCCAACAGCTCAGGCAGGCCCGTTAGGAAGTGATCATCCCTTACCTTCCAATGATCTGAACATCTCTAAGAGTAGGTAATACTTTTTACCACACTCTTGGAGCGCAGACATTGGAAAGGGGGAAATCTCTACACCTTTGAATCACAATCTTTTTGCGAATTCAAAGAAGTGTTTAGATTCATAGGTCTTCAGAGCTGAAAATTCAACTCCTAGACTTGTGATCACTTCTTTATAGGCGGAAGCCAGCTCCTTATCGGCTATGACGATATCGTCCCCAAGTAGAACATACTTGGAAGACTTCCAGTCCTTACCTAATATTTTACAACAGTAAAATAGTAGATAATGATGGGTTAGGGCAAATGATGACCATGAGGAGTAAAACCCCATGGGGTTACCTACTGCGTAAGAAACTCACTTTTGTAAGCTTCTTACTCAGAATGGGTAACCAACCATCACATGTTCCCAACTATCGACATAGCTTTTAGGGAATCTGGCAGCAAGTAATTGAGAGATAACCTTTATTGGGAATCTATCGGTAGCGGCCGTAAGGTCGATACTATGATAGTATTCTCCAGTAGAAGCTATCTTTTCAATTCCTTGCCCCTGATTGAAGGTACAATCCTGGGGAATCTTTCTCAGCACCTTAAAAAGGTACTCATGCAGTGGTTTTAATACTGTCTGAGTCCAGTAGTCACCTATGGCGACTACTCTGACCTTATCTTCCTTTTCGGGAAAATAAGTAAGCTTTCTAAGGTACTGAGAGGCTGTTATGCCCCAACCTTTTCAGAGCAGATTCATTTCTGCCTTGAAAAGGTAGTCTTGAAATATCGGCCCACCTAGTTCTTTCAAGTGATCTTTTAGGTCACTTGGAAGAGCCTTTAGGTCCTGCATTGCAGAACCTATAGCGTTGTTAGGACCAGTCGGTCCCGACTTCGTAGATAGGTGATATTTCTTGAACATAGCAGCTTTGGGAGTCCCTTTAACCGGGAAATACCCTAGTTCCTTTCAGAAAGATCCCATGAACAAGCTAATATTAGGCAGTTCTCCTTTCGGAGCGTCTAATATCGGCTCGAACTTGGGAATCTTTCCGATTGAGATGGCCCTAGTACCAAATAGTACAGTATTTAGGACGCGCAGAAATTGGGCGTCCCCTTTACGTACTAAAGGTATTAGGTCACCCAGGATAACAGGGATACCATCAGCTGTTTGTCTCACACCGGGAACCTTTTTAGGGGTTCCGGCGATGTAATTCAAGGTGGCTGTTCTCACAGCCTTGTGTCATACTATGTATGACTCAATTCCCCTTGAATCACATATCAATCTTAAACGATTGATTAAGGCAAACAGGTGACTAGTGCTTCCGGGGTACGGGAATGAATAAATTCTCAGTACCCACTTAAGCACCTTAGACATTAAGTGGAAGAGAGTATGTTTAGTAAATCTAAATGTATTCTTCTTCATGGCTTGATGTCTAAGTTGGTAGTCCTCCTTCGTTACCCCCTCGTTGCTTACCATAGTGGATTCCTGTCACAACAGGACATCTGCAGGTCGAGTAACGCGGGTGGTGTCAGGTGTTAGGGAGATACTAACACCCTTAGTGTCTTTCCACCGTCAGGGTCCTGCCTTCCTAAGCTCTCTTCGGAGAGACCCTACCTAAAGTAGTCCCCCCAAAGGGGCTCGGGTTGGTAGGCGTTATCCCCACTTCTAGTGATAGAAGCGGG